AACAAATATAATCACATCTGGATCTAATAAAAATCAAAAGTTAGATATTGTCTACAGAACAACTATATTGGCAGAAGTATCTACAAACACATTACCAACTCTTCCAACAACAGATGACATATACAACACACAGGGAGTAAATTCAACAAATCCCAGTGTAACCTCAAGTACAACAAATGGTGTTTTTATTGGTGGTGTAGGGGATATTGGTGCAGGTGGAGCGGCATCTTTTTATATTGCAAGTGAATTAAAAAATGTAGCATATGCTAAAGCAAATTCATTGGTTGGAGTCACACTGGCAAATAATGTAACTATTACGGCAGTATACCAACAACCAGAATTTATTCAATATACTGGTAAAGTTCTGTCAGTTAAGAAACTAAATACAGATCTGCCAATAAGTGATGTGGATTCTGTAATTATTCGTATAAATATGATAAAGGGAATGTAACATGCCACAAAGTCCTCTAGGTTCAGATTTACCCCTAAGCGGGTCACCATACCACAGTAGAGTATCTTCACACTATGGAAGTGAAGATAAGAATTACTATATGGTTGCATTTACCCCTGGATACGCTTTACAAGCATCAGAACTTAATGAATTTCAAGAATTATTCTTTTTGAATCAAAGTCTAATGCAAAGAATGAATAGTAATTGGTCAGCAACTGCTTACAGTACTCCATTTTGGGAAGGGTTGATTCCACTACAATCAAATGGATGTACAGCATCTACTCCAATTATCGCTGCCGATATAGGCACTAATTTTAATCAGGCAAGCACAAGTGTAACTTTTAATGCTGGTTGGTATCTTTGGACGGAATATTCAAGCAAATTGAGTTTTTGGATATATTTAAGTAGTACATTACGAAGAACAGTACAAACTACTGCTGTGGGTGGAGTAGGCACATTTTATATTGGTCTTGATGGATCAACCAATCAAATAAATTGCTGTCCATCAGCAGAATGTTCAGATACTCAAGATCCAACACTTAGAGACAATTCTAGAGATGGAAGCACCAGTAATTCTTACTTTACTTGTGGTGCTGCAAGATTGGGAATAACTTTTGGATCAACTCCAGAAATACGAAATGCGATTGCTTCTAATTTTTATCCAATATTTAAATTTAGCATAAATGGTGCTACGGCAACAGTCAAATTCATGGACGATCAACAAGTTTCAACCTAAGCGGATTAACTACAAATGGCATTTAATACTAGTATTTCAAATTTAACGGGAACTTCTACCTTTTACGATTGGTATCAAAAAGAAAATAATGAAATTATTTCAAAATTAAATCTCGCCCAAATTTCAAGTATTACTGGTGGAGATGGTATTCTTGTTGGGTTAAGCGCATCTAGTGGTCTTGCTACTCTTTCCATTGGTGGAACATCTGGAAATATAGCAGCAGGATTAACTTTTAGTGGTTCAATTTCTTTCTTAGGTGAAACAGTATTTCCAAATATTTCCTATAAGATTACAGGAGTTACTACGGGAACTTCTGGATATACTTTTGGTAGTGTAGTTAGAATTACATCAACTGGTTATACTCTCGCACAGGCAAATGGTGCGGACAGTGCTGAAGTTATAGGTGTGATTTCTTCAATGAAGTCTTCATATTCTGTGGTTTCTCTTTCTGGTAAGATAGATGGAAACTTTACCACGGTTGCTGGTGGAACTCTATCCCCAGGTTGTGTATATTTCTTGGATGGTCAAACTGCTGGATTCTTGACAACCACAGAACCAAATACAATTGGATATGTTTCAAAACCAGTCATGATTGGTATCGGCGAAACAGCAGGAATGATTGTTCAGTATCGTGGAAACTTTTTAAATTCAACATCTTCTGGATCTGGTCTTTCTGGTTCAAATATCATTTATGTTGCATTTCCAAAAAGTCCAGATCCAAGACTTCTTGGATTTACATTAGGTACTTTCCTCTCATATGCTCCACATGTCGCAGGAGCATCTGCATCTGTAAATGGTGCAACATTCTTTAACCAAGTATTAGCAGATACTGGCAGAACTGCATTAAATAAAGGTTGGTTTATTAGCGGAAGTAAGAACTTTATCAGTAGATTATATACTCCAGGAGCCCCATTCTATAATTTACCATGGGAAGATGATTTTGTTGTTGGAATGATTCAGGGTATGGTAACAACTGGTAGTGCATTCGTTTATGAAATTGTAACTAAAGGATATTCAACTGTAATTCCTCTTGGAGTTAGTTCACGCAATCCAAACGATGGTGTATATTATCTTGCTGGAACCACATATACAGTTGCTGCTCTAGGCGTTACTGGACAACTAACATTAGGTGCTACATCTAGTAATTCTGCATATCAACCAGTTTATCAACTTGGTCGTAACTTTACATCTTCAACACGACCTTCAAATTTCTTTGTAGATATTCGTCCACTGATGAATAGTCCAATTACAAGTTCATATAGATCCACTGCGGTTCCAGAAACTCTTACCAATGGATCAAATACGACATACAATGGAGATTTCTCTATATGGCAAAGAGATGCTGGAAATAAATCTGGAGTATATACGACATATGGTGATGTTTACTTTGCCGATGGATGGATTCGTAGACAATCTGGATTTGTATCAACTACTACAAGTTCACAAAATTTACAAAAACAAACATTTGCCAAGACAGATACAAGTGTTGAAGGAACTCCGACAAATTATATTGATATTAAATGCTTAGAAAGTCTTGCAAGCACATTAAGCACAACAACATCAAATCCTGTATATTCTATTGGTCATGTTGTTGATGGAATCAATACTTTTAGTAATACTGCAATAACGGTAAGTTTCTATGCCAAGACAGCAGTATTTGATAACAACTACAAAGTAAATGTGTATTTTGCACGATATGGAAATGGTGCTCTTGTTGAGAAGAATATCATTGGACAGATAACTCCACAATCAAATTGGACTAAGCATACACTCAATTATAATGTTCCAGCATATACAGATGTGACAAGTTATTCAAATGATTATGTTGAAATTGGTTTGGATTTGAATCCATTGATTCGCACTGCGTTTACCAGTTTAGTCGCATCTAGCACAAATGTAACTATTAGTGTTGCTTCAATGTGTGTATATCCAGGAACATTTACTGCTCCTCCACATATGTTCATGACAACTACAGAGAAATTAAAAGTAGCACAGAAATATTACTACACAACATATTCTGATTCACAGACTGTTGGATCTCAAACAATGTCAAGTCCAAGTGAACCCGAATTGAATACTTATAGTTTTACAGTACTCCCAAATGCTCAATTTTCTATATTTAAGTTACCAACTAAAATGAGAGCAAATCCAACTGTAACTGTATATTCACCATCTAGCGGGACAGCGAATGAAATGTTTAATTATACTTTTGGAAATGACTTAAGAAATGCTGCGGGGTCAAGAGGGTACAATGGATCAGTTCGTACAGCACCTCTGGGAACACAAACAACATCCACATCATCCGATAATCCCGCAACAAATGTTAGATTGAATGTAAATTCTGGTGCGGTGTTTTACGATGTAGTCAATTGTAATTTAGTAGTAGATTCAAGTTATCCAATTTAATGGAGAAATAAATGGCAAGTTGTAGCAACAGTTCAAATATCCAATCGTCATTGACTTCCCTAAGTGTTGTTCAGGGGGGATCGCGACTAGTTACTGACATCACACGAATTTCTGGTCTTACAATTGGAAATGTGATTCGTTATGATGTTGCAACTACTGGGTTTACTGCTTCTAAGGCGAATGATGCTCCAAGTTCAGAAGTATTTGGTGTAATTGAATCTCAGAATGTTTCCACAAATACATTTAGTGTTGTCATATATGGTTCAATTAATCTTGGAGCATCTTATCTCGCAGATATGGGAAGCGGTGGGGGATCTGGTGGAAATGACATTTACTTCGTAAGTGGAATTACTGCTGGAACTCTTCAAAATCTTGCACCCACAAGTTTGAATCATATAATCAAACCAGTATATCAAGCAGCACCACATGGATCATTTTCTGGAATTGTAATGAATTATCTTGGATATAAGATAGGTGGAGATATAGAATCTGTTCTTGAAGATACAGAATTGGGAAATATTCTAATAGTTCTTGGCACAAATGAATTTACAGAAGGTTATGTTGATGCTTCAATTTCACACGAACTTGCAATAGCAGATTATGGCGAGTTTTATTCTAAATTTGGAACACAATACGGATATGTTGAAAAGATAGTTGTTAATGAAGCTATAGGTGGTACTATACAAGTTGGAATGAAAGCAAGACAACCATCATCTGGATATGTGGGAACTATTGTAAGAACAGATAGTGCAAATGCAACTTTATATCTTTATAAATCACCAACTTCAAGTCTAGCAAGCACTTCTAAAAATTTGATTGTTGATACAAGCAGTAATACAACTCAGACATTCACTATCGTTTCTACAGAGATATATGCTGTACAATCGCCAGTGATTACTTTATCACAACCGTTGAATATTAGTGGTAAAGATGGAACAAATGTTGTAACCCAAAAGGTAAATACTGCAATAAAGGTAAAACCCCAGGGAATAAAAGTAAATGTTCCAAGGTCAGTGACAGTCACATCTTTAACGGCATCTAATATTGCTCTTGGCATTACATGGGCAGATGTTGGAACTACATTAACAAGTTATGATACAAGATTAAGAGCACTTGAGGCAATAGTTAAACCATAATGTTTTACGGAAGCAGTCCATATCTTCAACGAAAACTTCTAGGAATTCTTGGAGCAACTGGTGCTACTGGAGCAACTGGTGCTACTGGCGCAACTGGTGCTACTGGTTCTCAAGGATCAATTGGAAATACTGGTCCTGGTTTAACAGGAATGACTTATTCAAACGGAGCAATAATCCACACATATACTGATGGATCAAGCATTAGTGTTGAATCTCCAAATGGAATACAAGGATCTGATGGTGATTATTATATCTTTGCTGATGGTGAGAATATTGTAGCAGGAACTCCAGGAATATTTTCTGGATTATCTTTGAATACATCTCTACCTCAAGATAGAGATGGTATCTTCACAATATCAAGATTGAATATTCGTGGAATAACAACAAGTTCACAAAATAGTAATCTTACATTAATTGGAATTAGTAGTTCTGTAGAATCCAGGATGATAAATGTTCAATATAATTTATCAGGTCTTCCATATCTTGGATTGTGTGGTGGATCGGAAGGACAACTGGTTGTATTTCAGAGTGGAACCAGATTTGTTGGATTGACTGGCACAAAGTATAATATAGATGCAAAAACGGTTGACCTACAATCTCTAAATTATGGAGAAAGAGTTCAATTTGTAAGACCAATACTAAAAACATTATCCTCAACAACAGGAACAGATCAAAGGTATTTCTACTGGCCAATAGATTGCCAAAATGCCAATACATTTGTTTTAAATTCGTTTCAAGATCAACTTATAGTTGGAACTAAAACAGTTGCTCAGGTAGTTTTAATTAAGAATCCACCAACTGCTAATATAGCAAAAGCAATCACTATAGTTGTACCATCAGGAATCACTGGTGGATTGGTAACTAAATTTGCTGTTGCCGATGATGTATCTGGATTTACACTAAACGATGCCGATTTCTCTGTATCTTGGCCATTGACATATCCTCCATGCTTCACTAGTGGAATAGATGTGATAAATTCTGTACATTTTGATGGAATTTGGTATTCTAATTATGGACTATACAATTCAGGAACAAGTTCTGTTTCATGGAATACATCATATAGCGATTGCCCAGGATCATATAATATACCAGATCCAGACTATCCAGCCTATGATCCAGTTGGTCTTTGCTGTGTTGGTTGTAGTGGTGCATCCGCTTCATTTGTTGGCACACAATCATCTTGTCAATTGTTAATATCTCAAGGATTGGCACAATTCTTTGAAGGAAAAGATGGAACATATAGTGGATGCACATTCAATGATGCTCCTGTTGGAATTTGTTGTTATAAAAATGGAAATAATTCCACAATCAAACATCCAAATCTACTTAGATTGTGTGATTGTTTAAGACTGTCTAGAAATTCAAATGAACAACCATGGTCATATTGGCAACAAATAGATAGTTGTTGCAAGAATATAAATTGTGTAGATTGTGATGCTGCGTTTAACGATACTGGTGCTTGCTGCAATGGTGTTGGTGGATGTGAAAACAATACATCTCGCGCTTCGTGTGCTGACAGTGGAAAATATTGGCAAGGAAAAGGAACAGTGTGTCAATATTTTCCACCTAATCCACCAGATTTTCCTGCACCTATAGAGATCTGTAAAACAGGAACTGCTGGGTGTTGTGTGACAGGAACATGCTCAGATGTTTCTAGACAATCTTCTTGCTCTGGATTATATTATGGATGTGGTCATACATGCGGATCATTTGATTGCGTGGATAATCCACAAGTTATATGTCCTTCATGTCTTGATTCAAATCAAATATTCCAAGTTAAAAAATATAATTCTACTGGCAGTTTTATTGGATTTACTGAAGTCAAAATTGGTGATTTCTTTGCAGGTGGAATTGTTGCTGGTGTATTTAGTCCAAATGGAGCAACATGCTTAGGAAATAGATCTGCATTTGGTGGATTGTATGATGGATTACCTCTTGGTTCTTATACCGATGATGCGCTTAGAAATTCAATCACTGGACCATTAGTATTTAATGAATTAAATTCTGGAACTGAAAAAACATCAAGCGCATATAGAAGTGTGTATGATCCAATGGGATATGGATTTACTTTGCCAGAAGCACATCAATCCAACTGCGATTCATGGTTAATGATTGTTTCTCCGTGGCCTGCTAGAATACGAGAAGATTGGGATATAACTACTCATCAATTCACAGCAACACCATTTGTAGATTCTACTGTTTCACCAGATACAAGTATATTGCCAGCTGCAGACTTCGTACTAAATGAAATTGGCGAAAATCTAGTATACTCCAGAATAATTAATTTATTCACATGGAGTCATGGTGGAACATCACATTGCTTCACACTCGATGATAATTTAAATTCAATTTTTGATGGACAAGTATTATCTGAATCATGTGCATTCATTGGAACAGGGATTCGATCCGATGGTGCATATGGAACATTGCCTATACTAAAAAATGGAACTATGGGCAATACTTATTGGGGAAATGCTACAAGTTTTGATACATGTCCAGATGTAAATCTGTGTGTTGATTGTGAAGATTCCCCATTAGCAAGAACTAGTTTAGGAAGACCTTTCATATTTACCAGAAATACTGGATGGTGGTCAAGAAATTGGGGTCTATACAATTCTTGTAGATTGTTCGGTTCTGATGTTGCTGAATATTATCTCAGATCTGGAAATGGTATTGGTGGGCCACAATTTGCCAATCTTAAAACAATATTTGGTGCTACAGGATATGCTGGATTTACAGCAAATTTCTTTCATACAGGAACACCTACAGCAAAGACAACTATTGCTGAAGGAACTAGCGTATATAACAGATATTATTATTCTTCAGAACAAATGAAATCTGAAGGATATCCACAAGTATCAAGATGGTATGTTCCCAGCATAGACGAACTTTCATTCTTAGCAAAACAATGCGTAGATATAAATCTTCAAGAAAAACTATACAATTATGGAATAACTTATGGAATTCCTATTGGAAGTTCTTCCATAGGAGCAAATGGATATGTTTGGTCATCTACTGGAACATTTGATGAAGGTGTCACACGACAATACATTCAAGCAACTGGTGGATCGCCATGGCCAAATTCTGGAGAAAATGGATCAGAGGTAATATTACCATCCGATTCAAGATATGGGCAGATATTAACAAACCAATTTACCAAGGCGTGGGTATTGAAATTTCCAGAACATGATATTGACACACAATTACCACCATCTCCAAATTCGTTTAAAGTTAAAAAAGCACACGACTTTGACGATAAATATGAATTGAGATTGGTAAGACTTATTCGTTGTGATCAAAGATATTATGATAATAATTCACCTGAATTTTTAAGAAATAGAACATGGATGGTTCCCAGACTAACTGATGCTGCGGTATGCAATGGAACAAATCAAGAGATAGATGGAATCAATCCGCAGTACAGTTCTGCCAATTTTACTCTAGATCCACAGACATCCACTATATTCAGAAACGCAACATAATATGATTTACGGGTCATCCAGAATTGTACAAGTAGTATCGGGAAATGTTCCAGGGGCAACTCAAGGACCAACTGGTCCTACTGGGTTTACTGGTCCTACTGGTCCTACAGGGTCAACTGGGTCTACTGGAGTTCAAGGACCAATTGGTGCGGGAATTACTGGAGCAACTGCGATAGGTTCCAATGTTGTATTCTTTGGTAATGGACTCTCATTCTCATTTTTCGCCAGAGGAAATACTGGAGTTTCAACGGGAGATGAATATTATAAAGTGAACGGTTTAGGTGTCAATACCGAAAACAAATCAACAAACATAATATACACATCTCAAGAAGATTATTATCCAGCAAATAATGATATTGTTAATTTTAAATCATTTAGACTATCTGGTGGACTTGGTGCGACATTTGTTGGAATGAGTGCGGATGCTGGAACTGTATTTTTGTTTGGAGCAACGGTTTCAGATTCTCAGATACCATTTGGAAATACAGGAGAAATTCTGTATATAAACAGCAATGCTGGATTTGGAACAGGAACACTAAAAGCAGCTGCTGCTCCAAATACAAGTTTCACTCCAAGCACCCAACAATTAATAATTGATCAAGTATTTTCAAGAGAATCTATATTTAAAAATAAAAACTGGTCAACAATTGGAACTATTCCATTTAGATTCAACAATAGTATTCCATTTTCATATTATGGTGGATTGACTACTGATACATTTGGTAAATCTGTTGTAGAAAATAATATTTTACCAAAATTTATATTTGAAGTTGGTTCCAGATATAAACTCGCAAGTCCAGTTGATAGTATCTCGCTTGGTCAGAAAATATTCTTAGGATTTACCAGTGGATCTACATTTGATACAATCACTTTCATTAATTCCACAGGAATATCATACACCAATACATATCTTCCACAAAATGTGACTAGAGATAAAATAGGATCTTGTTGTTACTGTAAGACGAATGTGACAGGTCAGGTTTGTTTAGATTATGTTTCTCAAGATTATTGCAATGCTATTTCTGGTGTATTTGGAGCAAGTGCTTGTGTTGAGAGATCCACAAGTTCAGATTGCTATTCTGAAGGTGCTTGTTGTGTATATGATCCAGAAACAGAAAGCGTTCGTTGCCTCAACACAACCGCTGCGCGATGTGAACAGTTTGGTGGAGTATTCAATGAAGCAAAGACATGTAGTTCTGTATGGGTAAATGGGCAATTATTCACATGTCCAACAAATTTATGTAATAGTGGTGGAGCACAAATAGGAAAATGCTGTGTTAATGGAAGATGTTACAATCTATCTAGCGGAGATTGTGCGTCTATTGCAGGATCTGTATTTGTTGCTGGACAATTATGCACATCTGAAGAAGGTGATTCTGTTTGTTGTTCTGTAAGTTATGATCTAAAGGGTGCTTGCTGCACGGGTAGCAATTGTATAGATGATGTTCTGCCTCAAAATTGCAATGGAATCTATCAAGGTGCTGGAACAAAATGTAAAGAAGTCAATTGCTGCGGGTATTCATTCTCCGATGATTATTTCAAGGGAGCATCTGGAACTAAAAATGCATGTAAAGCATTAGGAGCAGATCAAATTTATTCGTGTCTTCAACCAGGAGATAAACTTGGTGGTGGATATTTTGTAGGATTCGTAGGTATGCCAAATCCTTGCGATTCATTCCTTTCGCCATCCTTGGCATTTGGTGAACCACTTGAATGTATGATCTATCCAAGAGGTAGATTGGAAAATGTTCCAAGTTGGTATCTCAAGACATGCAAGGGAATAACAGGAAATGATAATACAGGATCTATTGAATACTTTGCACGAACATATCCAAAGATTCTTCCAAAGAATGCATTGGATTCTCGCTGTATGCTCAAGGCAGGAGCACCATTTGTTCAACAAGCATATGCATTGAATGGAGTTGTTTGGCCATCAGAATTGATGTTTGAGGGTGGAACAAATTATTCCGCAAATCGTGGAGCATTCTCGTATTCATTAGTTGGTTCAGGTCTAGCAGTAGAATACTTAGATCAGAATAATGAAACATTATACAAATATCTCTCACAAAGAGTCTATGGAGAATCAGATATTCATATTCTTTGGGCATTGATAATTGGACCAGAGGATGTTGAAGTTTCTACAACACCAAATGGAACAGATGGTGGATCTAGACTTCTCAGTTGGGGAATGATGCAAGGAGCACATAAACCTGGAGTGACTGGTGTTCCATTGGATATAGTGCTGGAAGAAATTCCAACCTATCCAGTAGATGGATTACTCAATACAAGAATTCACGATTCGTCTTCAAAGAATAAACCAGAATATTGGTTCAGAGGAACTGGAACTACAGATGCAAAAGCATATATGCGCTTCTCATTTGGAAATGGTCCAGCATGGACATCAAGTGTTAGAGAATCTCAAATTACAACAAACATAAATTCATTTAAAGAAGCATATACTGAAATGTGGAATAATAAAAATCCACTATCCTCTGCTATAAGACAAATTTCTAATATAAATGAATCTGGTCTTTATGGACATAATGATTGGTACATTCCTAGCATCATTGAATTGAACTACATCTACAATAATCTTCCACAACTAAATGCCGCATTTGCGGTCAATGGCGATCAACTATTGTCGGGAAGCGAATATTGGAGCTCAACAAGTGTTACTCGTCTCAAGAGTTGGAGTCCTTTTGTTCCTCTTGATAAAGATCAATATGTTTTAGAAAATATTGATCCCCAAATAGAACCATATCTTTCTGACAATAGGTTAACAAGTAATAATATTAATTTCTTCGCCAATGAAGATGAAGCATATAAATTCACAATGGCAGTTGCTAATGGACAGAAAATGCTCACGCAGGTATTTGATGGCAATTCTACTACTGAAGGTATGATCAAATCCCAAAATAGAAATGCTAGAGTTGCTAATCTAAGACCAGTTAGACGAATTCCTTTAGTGGTTACTTGTAATAATTTCTACTATAGTGCATCTATTCTAAATAATTATTGGTCATCAGGATCTACAGGATGTGCGTCTTGTCTTGACATTGTAGAAGGAATGTGTACATGAGTAATAGTCCAATAACTAATATAATATCTGTAGGAAAAACTGGATCAGTAGGACCAGTTGGTTCTACTGGTGCTACTGGTAATAGAGGAAATACTGGTAATGGTGGTATTACTGGAGAACGAGGAATACACTTTTTAAGTTCTCGCGGATTTGCGAACGGAATAACATTAACATTCTCTGATTTAAGTACAATTGCTGTAAATGGGGCTTTCAGAGGAACAACATTTATTGATAAGACTTCTGGATTAGTTCAAGGATCAAATACAGCATCAAGTTCCTTCCTTACACAATATGGATTATTTTCCGCTGTAAATGGTGGAACATTTCAATTTAAAGGATTGTGTGCTTATGGTTCACTAAGAGCATCTTTAACTGGACCAGCAAATGAATATATTTCCATTGATACGATCTATTGGGGTAAAGATCTTATAGGAAATTATGATGCTGGTACAATGACTCCTGGAAGATTAACATTTCTAGGAACTCCAACAGTAGTTAATGGTTCTGGAATCACACATACTCAATTAAATAGCGATAATATTAGTTTTGGTCATACTGGTACATTTAATTTTCAAAACACATTTTTTAGTTCTGGAACATCAGATGATACAAGTTACAACTTAAATGCTGGAGCAAAAGTATCTACTATTGGACCAATTCGTAAAGGAGCATTTTCAGGATTAACTGGAAATAATCCAATTGGTGGAGTTGGGACCACGCAGGGAATATACATTGACGCAAATTCTGCTGGCGCATTCATTCTTCATACACCAATTGGAATACGAGGAATCAGCGGAAATTTCAATTCAAATGAAGTTGATTCAATAACACTAGTAATTGATTCTGATGATGTGTGGAAATTTCCAGAAAATATTTACTTTGAACCAGATGAAAACTATCTTTCTTGTGGTAAGAATATAATTGGACTCATGACATATGATGGTGGTGAAACCTGGTTGGCAACTGTATCGCATCGTGGTCATGGTGTGGCAGATGTAAACAGAGCATGTATTCCAGGATATTTATTTGGTTCTTGCTGTTATAATAATCCAGATGGTACTCTTGAATGTTTGGATTATACTTCTCGTTCAACATGTGATAAATTATTTGGAAATTTTAGTCCAGCGAAGTCGTGTGAAGATTCATGTGGTGGCGAAAACGGAATTTGTTGCTCAAATGGTAAATGTTTAGGTGAAATTACTGTTGCTTTATGTGATCAATTTGGTGGTCAGTATTGGAGTGGACTCAATTGTACAGACTACACTGGAAATTTGAATTACCCAATTGGCGAACTAAGTTCAGATCAACTAAAAGAGCAAGGAAGTTTTTGTTATAATAACTGTAATGATACTCCAGTTGTTTGCTGTAAGGATGGTCAATGTTTAGGAAACTATACAAGAGTTCAATGTGAATTGATTCTTGGTGGTAGATCATTGACCGCTGCGTCTTGCTCTGAAGCAGATTGCTGCGATTATGGGACAATTAAGGGTGCTTGTTGTAAATGTAATTCTGTTAATGGAATTATACAATACGAATGTATACCCGATTTATCTCCATCAGCTTGTAAATCTCTTGGTGGGTCTTTCATGGGTCCAGGAAAACAATGCAATGAGGTAAGTTGTGGTTGTGTTTGTGGACCAATTGGACCCTCTGGACCATCTGGACCCTCTGGACCATCTGGACCCTCTGGACCTAATGACGCTATTGGAATTTGTTGCAAAAATGGAACATGCCTACCAAATATTGGAAGCAAAGCAGAATGTTCTGCCGCATGTGGAAATTGGTTAGATAAAATTTATTATGATCAACAAGTACCCACCCCAGGTAGTTATCAGTTTGGATCAGACCCAAACGACTGTGAATTCTGTGCGTTACACCGACCTGTTATGGTTTTATCGCAATTTTTAATCCCTGGCGATTGCAGTCCTTTTATTCAATTTCTAAGATTTTCTATGTCTATTGGCGATAGCAGTTGTGCAGTGTACCCCGAGTTAGATTTATTCATCGCTGACCCTGGTGACCAAAGACCTCCAATAACTACTATTAATACACCTAGTGATGATCTTAATATGACAGGTGCTAACATAGCCTTGATTTCTGATCTATTCTTCAACATATATGGTGTTACAATTCCCTTAAGGTCGGCAGTAGGTGTAAGACAACAACTAATTGATTTAATGTCTTGTCCTCTCTCAACTGAAAATTTAGAGATTATAATTGAACTTGGAGATAGAATGTTGAAGGCCTGGCTCGAAGCTGAGTGGATTATAAATGGATGGACTCCTTGCTCACAGAAGTGTTGTACATGTGAGGGTGAGAACCCTACGGCGCCTGGTTTACCTTTTTGTCTACCAATTGGTGACGACCGAATGACTGTTCGCAACCTTTGTCAATACAGAGACATATGTCTTGATCTAGGGATTGCCAATGACGCGATGGGTAATCCAGGTTGTCAGTGCGGTGGTCCTGAGAATACTGGAGATTCACCTTGTGGAAAGCCAATTGCTGAAAGACTGAATTGTCCTTCATTGGACCACCCTGATTCTGAATATTGTAATTGGTCCGAAATCAATACTTGTCAGTGTTCAAATTCAGGTCTTACTGATGATCTAATTAAGAGTGTAAAGATGTATCTAAATAGTACAGATTATGTTTGTGTTCCTGTTTCATATACAGATTTCTCAGGTTACGAACTCTGCGACGGGGAATCCTAATGTCTTCAGTACAGTTTAGATCAAGAATAAAACCAGCATTTGACTACTCAGATAAACTGAATAGTTATGGTGTTTGTTGTGGGACTACAGGTGCAGACAATAAAACAATAAAATCGTTTACTGAATGTTTTAATGAAGGTGGATATTTTATTCCTACACTAGATGGAAACGCTGACAGTGTTTCATGTCCAGATAGAGATACTCGTCTTGGATGTTGTTGTGCGTGTTCGTATGTAACTCCAGGAGAATTAAATCAAGTACCTACTTTGGATAGCGAGGGAAACACATCAACTCCATATCTTGCATCGGGAACAACAAGTAATGTTTCTAAATGCGAATGTGACCGAGTGAATGGAAAATGGACAGAAGGAACTTGTCCAATATTGACAGCAGATACTTGGCAAACTCAATGTTTAAACTCAAGCAGATTAGATGCTAGAGCACCAAGATCTTGTTGTCATTTAGAATTTGATGAAGATACAGGTTGGCCAACTTCTATTACATGTAAAGATGTTTGTTCTAGTAGAGATTGTGCGCTTTTGGGAACTGAAACATATCCATCGGTGTTTGGAGACAATAGATGTACTACACCGCTCCGAGAAGGCGATCAAACTACAACATGTATTGATTCACCGTATTATTCATATATGCTTACAAGGTCTTCATTATATGAAGGATTTGTAATGGGGTCTTGTTATATCTTGGAAGATAACAATGGATCTTTAGAATATTCGTGTTCTATAACACCACAAGCATCGTGTGCTGGATATTGGATCGAAGATCAGGATGAAAACAATTCTTTCTGTACTTCAAGTTTTCAACCAATCAATCCACAAAAAATATCAGGAAAATATCAAGTCCAAACGATGGGTCTTACAGCATTTAATAATTTAGGATTGACTTCTGGAGACACATTTCAAGGTGGAATTTATATTGGAATATTCAAACCACCAGTATTAAATGGTAAAAGCAGTGAATTATATGGAAATTTAAGTTTTGCAAATCCAACATTGACAAACATGTATGCCGATTCTGTCGGAGGTACTGCTTCACAGTGGGCATTGATTGTAAATGAAACTAAATATTCTGTACCATTTATAACAGCAAATGAAATTGATGTAGACTATACCACTTCACTGTGGGATGGATATTACAATACTTATGGAGATGGAGTATTCAATGGAATTAATAATGCTCTGACCAATACAATTAGATACGCTGATAGGGGAGGATTTATTGATTATTATCTACCATCAATATATGAATTGTATTTCTACAATGCCTATCTTTATAGAAATACTAAAAATATATCTGGAAATGTAATGTCGTCTTCCATATTCAATACTAAATACTTAAACAAGACCACACAGAAATCAAAGATATCTGGAAAAGGATTTGTGTATGGAGTGGGTATGAGTATCAATTATAGTGTAAATTATAAAACTTTACTTATAGAAAAAACAAATACAGAGAGTGCTTTATTTTTTAGAAGAATCGTATTACAATAAGGATTTTTTATCATGGGATGTAATTGTAAAAACAAGAATACTGGTGGGGAACAACCACCCCAAGAACCCGCTCGCGCAGCAGCACCTGCGGATATCGTTTTCCGTTCAGAACAAGCAATTCCTCAGGGGGGATTAAAACAAAAATTGACCATGATGCAAAGCTTTGCCATGGCGATTACCTCTCGTGGAATGAACAACGAAAAGGTCACAAAACCAATCAAACAACTTCGGGTTTTAAGTTGCTTTGGCAATCAGGGTCAGGGTGGGGTACTACCACAATGTGAACATCTAAAGAAAAGTACAACAGACGGTAAGTTTTTCTGTGGTGGATGCGGATGTGGTGACCGTAAAGGTACATGGTTGACTCCAGATGATCCAGAATACAGTAAACTGGATTATCCAAAGTTAAACTGCCCATTACAGATGCCTGGATTTACAAATTATGAAAAGGCAAAACCAGATGAATCTGCATCTCCAATAACAAGAAGATATTACATTGAACAGTTGCCATATAGAGATATAGAACACATAAAAGTAACTACGCACGAAGTGCCTATACAACCACCAGAAGTTTTAAAATAAACAAAAAAACTCTCCTTATAAATAAAGTAAGGAGAGTGTTTTAATGTCTTCAGTAAACGCACCAAATTCAAGAGAAACGCTTATAGAACATGCTCTTCGTGCTCTCGGGCATCCCGTAATCCAAATAAATGTAGATCAGCAACAATGCGAGGATCGTCTTGATGAAGCATTGCAATATTTTACCACCAGACACTATGATGGTGTTATAAAAATGTTTTTCAAGTATCAAGTAACTCAGACGGATCTGGATCGCGGGTTTATAAATGTTTCGGATATTCAAAACCCAGCTAGCGATCCCAATGGACCCGATGGCACTAATATTGTGTCTGTTGTTAAGATATTCAGATTCGGCACTCTTTCTGGTGTTAATATGTTTGATGTCAGATATCAGTTGGCATTGACCGATTACTTTGGAATCAATCGTGGGTTGAACGGAAGTTCATCAACTCCTCTTGCTGGGTATCAAGCGACTATGTCTTACATCAGTCTTCTTGAACAATTTTTTAGTCCAGAGAAGTCATTAAGATTCAATAAAGTAACAAATAAAATCTATGTGGATGCTTTTAGTCAAGATATAGATGCTGGTGGATATTTAATAATTGAATCATATGCAGAACTAGACCCAGATGTGTATACTAAAATTTATGATGATCGCATGGTGAAGAAGTATGTCATTGCTTTGATTAAAAAGCAATGGGGTGCAAACATGTTGAAGTATGATGGTGTTCAACTTCCAGGCGGCATCACTTTCAAGGGACAACAGATATATCAGGATGCCATGGCAGAGATTGTTGCGATAGAACAAGAGTTTGAAAGATCATACGAACTACCGATAGATTTCATGATTGGATAAAAAATGGCAACAAATCCATATTTCAACGAATATATCGGAGAACAAGATCTACTCATTGACTTGACGGTTGAAACCATCAAGGCTACGGGTAGAGATATGATTTATATACCTAGAGAATATGTCAATAAAGATGTTATCTTTGGAGAGGATGTGCTATCGCAATTTAAGGACTCTTATACAATTGAAATGTACATTCAGTCTGTTACATCTTTCGGTGGACAGATGAACATCATCAATAAATTTGGTATCAACATTACTGATAAAGTAACTCTACAAGTAGCAAAAAGAAGATTTGATGAAGAAGTGGTTGCTAGAGACTCAACCATCACACATCCACGCGAAGGCGATTTAATCTATTTTCCATTCAATAAAAGTTTGTTTGAAATAAATTATGTTGAAGATAAAATGCCATTTTTCCAATTTGGAATTCTGACAACCTATACACTCACATGCGAACTCTTCACTTATTCTTATGAAACAATAAACACTGGTATTGCTACTGTAGATGAAGTAGAAGAAAAGAGAAAATACAATATGTACGAATTCCAAATTTCAGGAGCTCCAATTACGGGATCTATAGTATTTAAACGAGGAGATACTGTTTATCAAGTTTATGGAGTAACTGGTGCTGGAGTCACATACTCTAATGCTACAGCGGAAGCAACACTTGTTGAAATTACAGGAGCATATGCGTATATGAAAGGTATAAGTGGAATATTTGCAACAGGTCCAAGTGGTATACAATCTGTCAAGAATACAACTACAGGAACAGAATATTACCTACTGAATTACAATACAACAAATGTGAATCTTTCAGTTGACCCAATTGCTGGAGTTAATGAGATTGAAAATGATATCTACGCAGAAGCAGCGGACAACGAACTTAATTTTAGCAGAGATAATCCATTCTCAGAGGAATGCTCATAATGTTTAAGGTAGGTCAATCATATTATAATGAATCCATTAGAAAGGTAGTTTTAACCTTTGGTTCTATATTTGAATCTGTGTATATTACTCGTTATAATGTAGATGGTACAGAAAAAGAAAAAATACGAGTTCCTTTGAGTTATGGAAGCAAGGAAAAATTCTTCTGGAGACTGTCGCAAGAGAGCAGTCTGTCAAAGAATAGTAGAGTTGAAATTGTTCTTCCAAAAATGGGATTTGAAATTACAACATTGATTTATGATCCAAGTAGAAAATTAAATAGAACTTTACAACGAACAAATATTGTTGATGGAAGTGTTTTGAAAGCATATGCTGAAGTTCCTTATATTATAAATTTTGCTCTCTATGTTTTTACCAGAAACATGGATGATATGTTACAAGTCATTGAACAAATAGTTCCATATTTTGCTCCAGACTACACAGTAACTGTAAAGATGAATAATTTGAATGAAACTGTTGATATTCCATTCGTATTAAATAGTGTAAATATAGATGAAAATTATGAAGGAACTTTTGATACAAGACGATCTCTTATAAGTTCATTTGATTTTTCAGCAAAAACTTACATCTACCCAAATATTTGTGGTGGAACTGGTGGACTGATCTTGAGAACTGATATAAACATGTATGATGGTGAAGAAGTTGCTGGAAGTGAATACTGGGGTGATGTTGGATATACTGGTGATTATATTACAGGTTCAAGTACTGCTGTGCCTGGAGAGTGGCCATGAGTGACGAAAAACTAACAGCAGAAGAAAAGTTATCTGAGGTTCTGGACATAGAAATTTTGCCCAAGGAAGAACCAAAGACTATAGTTCAATCTGAAATCTTCATAAAAGAAGTAAAGATAAAACGAAAAGACCAAGTGCGACAGGATTATGATTCTGCTCGTAAAAATATGAAAGAACTCATAAATCGTGGATTTGAAGCTCTAGATGGAGTTATGAGGGTAGCAGAGGCGGGCGATTCTCCTAGAGCATATGAGGTCGCCTCTATTCTTATGAAAACTGTAAGTGAGATTAACACCGATCTAATGGGTATTCACAAAACTACTGCGGAAGCATTAGGCGTAAATAAAGTCGTAAAGACCACCACAAATAATTCAATATTTGTTGGATCTACTCGCGATCTTCAAAATATTATTAATCAGTCTCGTAGTCAATTGAAGGCGATACCAACCGAAGAAGTGGAATATGACAGCTAAAAAAGATGGTTATCTTGGTAATCCAAATTTAAAACCCGTAGGTGTGCAACAACAATTCACACCAAATCAGGTAAAAGAATATATTAAGTGTGCAGCAGAACCTGCCTACTTTGTGGAAAAATATGTAAAGATTGTAGCAGTAGATAAGGGTCTTGTTCCTTTTGCAATGTATAACTTTCAGAAAGACCTTATTGATATACTACATCATAATAGATTCGTAATAGGAAAGTTACCTCGTCAGGTAGGTAAGACTACCACCGTAGGTGCTTACCTTTTACATTATGTTCTATTCAATCAAAATATGAATGTTGCAATTCTTGCAAACAAACAATCTACTGCCATTGAAATTTTAGGCAGAATTAAGATGGCATATGAATATTTGCCTAAGTGGTTGCAGCAAGGCGTAATTGAATGGAATAAGGGTTCTATTGTTCTGGAAAACGGATCAAAGATTCTAGCAAGTGCCACCTCTTCGTCTGCAATCCGTGGCGGTTCATTTAATTGCATCCTGCTCGACGAATTTGCCCACATTCCTACCCAAATTGCTGAAGAGTTCTTCACCTCAGTGTATCCAACCATCACTTCTGGTCAATCTACCAAGATGTTCATCATCTCCACCCCAAACGGTCTTAATATGTTTTATTATTACTGGAAGGGTGCTATAAACAATCAAAATGGTTATGTGCCATTTGAAGTTCATTGGAGTCAGGTTCCAAAATATCCAGGTGGTCCACTCAGAGATGATAAGTGGAAAGAGGATATGATAATCAAGACTTCCGAGAAACAGTTTGAACAAGAGTTCGAATGTGACTTCTTGGGCAGTTCCAATACTTTGATATCATCTGCTAAATTACACACTTTGGTATATAACAAACCAATTTTAAGAACCAAAGATGGAATGTGTGTATATCAGGAACCACAGAGAAAAGACCCCGATGTGGAAAAATCTCAGGATCATCTTTATTTTATAACTGCCGATGTCGCAGAAGGTCAAGGCAAAGACTATACCGCTATGACCGTAATAGATGTAACTGAATTCCCATACAGGGTAATTGCCACCTATAAAAACAATACAGTATCACCCCTTCTATTCGCATCAGTTCTTAGAACAGTTGCCAAGAAGTATAATAACGCATATGTTCTAGTTGAGATTAATAGCATAGGCACGGAAGTTGCCAATATATTACACACCGATCTAGAATATGAAAATATAGTTAAAACCACCATGATGGGTAGAAAGGGTCAAATTATTACAGAGGGATTTGGTCCTGGAAAAAAGATACAGATGGGTGTTAAAACTTCAGTATTGACTAAAAAGGTTGGATGTCAAGTACTAAAGAACATGATTGAAGAAGATAAACTCATTGTTGAAGATGCCGACATTATCTCAGAATTTACAACATTTATCTCCAAAAAACAAAGTTTTGGAGCAGATGAAGGACATAATGACGACTTAGTGATGTGTTTAGTTTTATTTTCATGGGCGACTCGTCAACAGTATTTCAAGAATTTGACCGATATGGATGTTAGACTTGCGATGTATCAGCAAGATATTGAGAAAATTGAAGAAGATATGTTACCTTTTGGTTATTTTCTTGACGGAATCGAAGATTTTGAAGATGAGGCAGAAGACAAAAAATGGGGTATGTCTTCAGAAAATTGGCTTATAACAGATAAAAAAAATTATAACTTGCCATGGGATTCGTATAAAAAATAGTTTAGGGCATTTAAAATATTAAAAGTAGAATTTAACTACATATAAATAGCAACTTAAACCAAGGAGAGAAGAACATGCCAAGACCAAATATAAGTTTTAGAGTAAATGATGAATCTATGGTGGTTCCGATCACTGAAGGATTTTCCACAACTATTGGTGCTGTATACAACCCAACACTCAGTATGAAATCGTTAGCAGGAAACACAAATGAAAGAGATCTAGGATACTATTTAGTACCTAATATTTCTGACTGGTATGGTCGGTTAACTGACTTTATCATCAGAACAGACGGTGGACTTTCAGCATCATCAGGAATCACATTTTATAGTCCTGGATATTGTGCTTCCACTTATCTAAATGGATTATATGCTGGCACTGGAATTTGTGGAGGATTCTCTGCGGAATGGTGGGCAATAAACAACTTTCTTCAATACGGATCAGCCTGCTATGTTGGATTCGGAAATGGATTGGCAGGAGTAACAGCATTCTATAATATAGGATTTGATGTTATGTTTCAAGGAGCACCAGGAGGACTTTATCCAACAGCAGTGACAACTGTAATTGATGTTAAGTCTAGCACAGATCAACCAGCAATTGGTGTTCTTGGCCTAACTTCTTCTGCTAACGCATTTACTACAGCTCCAACTAAACCAGCAACAAATAAAGATTACACCATAGTCTATGGTGAAAAATTACATTTAGACACTACAGGGTTGTATACAATTGAAACTTCGCTTGCTCCAGATGTTGCTGGGTGTATAGTTCGCACAGATAGAGATTTTTATCCATGGTTCTCACCAGCTGGTGCTAGAAGAGGAAGAATCCTCAATGTTCTTCGTTTAAAGAGAGCACTTTCTCCAATTGAACAAGATATTCTCTACGATGCTGGAATTAATCCAGTTGTAACTTTTGCGGGAGAAGGAACAATTCTCTTTGGAGATAAGACAGGAGAACCTGCAACATCTTCGCTGTCGAGAATAAATGTTTCAAGACTGTACATGTACATCAAAAAGGCACTAGCACCAGTTGCTCGCTCTATACTTTTTGAGCAAAATGATGCTGTAACTCGCTCTGGGTTTAAGATTGCTGCCGAAGGATTCTTAGATAGAATTGTTGGACAACGAGGTATTACAGAGTATAGAGTAATTTGTGATCAGTCCAACAACACACCAGCAGTAGTTCAAGCAAATTACTTTGTTGCTGATATTTTAGTTAAACCAATTACTTCTATTAATTATGTCAGAATAACCCTAACAAATAAAGATCTGTCAGCAGTATTACCATAAATAGAAAAAGAGGTAAATTAGAATGGCAAGTTTAAACGAATTCAGAAGTAACTTTTTTGGTGTAAGACCAAATCGTTTTATGGTCCAAGCGAATTGGCCATCGGGGGTTCCATCACCTCCAAATGTTAATGACCTCTTCATTTATGTTAAAGGTGCGGATTTACCAGGTTCTACCATAGGAACCATAAATGTCGCTTGGCAAGGCAGAGTAATTAAGTTCTCAGGTGAACGAAATTATTCCGATTGGGTTATAAATGTTTACGATTCCAATGTGCCAACAAAGGATCTAAGAACGGGATTTGAGCGTTGGATGGAAGTAATGGATGGTAGAAATACTCACCAAATTAATTATAACTTGGTAAGTGACTGGATCATTCGTTATAGCGATGTAACAATTGGTGAACAATCTACTCCGTCAAACACTCAAAGTCCAAATAATTTTAATAAAGCAGTTAAATTGAAGAATTGTTTCCCAACAGATATTGGTCCAATTACATTGAACTATGATGTTGCCGATACATTCAGTGAATTTACAGTACAACTTGCGTATGATTATTGGGAACCAGTGGATTCGTGATTTATAAGGATTAATAAATGGCATTTGATATTTTTGGTTTTTCTTTTGGCAGAAAAGATGAGGGATTATTCCCAGATGGTGGGTTGACGGGTTCATCTCCGTCAACCCTATCTTTTACTGCACCTGAAAATTATGATGGAACGCAAGTACTTGAAACAGGTGGATTTATGTCCTCTGTTTATGACTTTGGCGGTTCTTTCATAGATGAAAATTCTTTGGTACGGCAATACCGTGGTATGTCGCTTTATCCAGAAGTTGATATGGCAATTGAAGATATAGTAACTCAAGCAATAACTTATGATAAGCAAAACATATCACTTAGATTAGATTTGAACAATACTGAATTGTCTGATAATATTAAATCCAAGATTAATTTAGAATTTATCAATATTTTGAAACTGTTAGATTTTAAGAACAGAGGATATGATATTTTTAGAAGATGGTATGTGGATGGACGAGTATATTTTCAAAATATTATTGATATGGAACATCCAGAAAAAGGCATCCTTGAACTTAGAGCAATAGATCCTATAAAGATCAGAAAAATCAGAAAAGTTCAAAAGGAAATAAAAAGAGTAAACAATACTACTGTTCCTATTGTTAAGAAAGTGGAAGAATATTTTGTATATACTGATTTTGAAATGAGTTCTGTAGCAACTTCAGCAACATCAAATGTTGGTGTTAAGATTGAAGTTGATGCAATCACATACGCACATTCAGGATTGGTTGACCAGACCTCTAAGAGAATCGTAGGATTCTTACACAAGGCAATTCGTCCATTGAACATGCTTCGTCAGACCGAAGATGCGATGGTCGTATATCGCCTCGCTCGCGCTCCAGAGCGTAGAGTGTTTTATATTGATGTAGGAAATCTGCCTAAACAAAAGGCAGAAGAATACATTAAGACTCTGATGACTCGCTATCGTAATAAACTTACATACGATTCTGCTACAGGAGACATCAAGGATCAAAAAAACCATATGTCAATGTTAGAAGACTATTGGTTGCCTCGTAGAGAAGGTGGTAAGGGAACTGAGATTCAGACTCTTCCAGGTGGACAAAATCTTGGAGCAATGGAAGATGTTGAATATCTTCTGCGTAAGGTATACCGAGCACTCAATGTTCCACTGACCCGAATGGAAGTTCAAAGCGGATTCAATCTTGGTCGCAGCAGCGAAATCACAAGAGATGAAGTTAAATTCTATAAGTTCATAGAGCGTCTTCAGAATAAATTTAGCAATATGTTCATAGACATTCTCAAGAAGCAATGTATTCTTCGTGGAATTCTAACTCCAGAAGATTGGAAGAATATATATCAAGATATCAACATAGTTTATAGCAAGGATTCATATTTTACCGAACTCAAGGAAAATGAAATTCTTAATGAACGAGTTAATATGTTGAATGTCCTTGGAAATTATAATGGCATGTTCTTCTCAACGAATTATATTAGAAGAAACATTCTAAAGCAGACAGATGAAGAAATAGCAAAAATGGATATAGAAATTGAACAGGATAGACAAAAGCAGTTACAACAACAACTACAAATGCAGCAAATGGGTCTGGACCCACAGCAAGAAAAATAAAATAATATATAAATTAGGAGAACCCCATGTCAAATAGCAAACAAATTATAGAATCACTTTTTGCCGACGATCTATACACAGCAAAAAAAGCAATCACCGAAGTACTCACTAGTAAAATGGCACAAGCATTAGAAGAAAAATTAATTGATTTTGCGCCAGAAGTTTTCAATGAAAGCTCAAAACCAGATTTCCTTGATCTTGATAGAGATGGAAATAAAACAGAACCCATGAGAAAAGCAGCCAGGGATAAAAAGAAAGTGGGTAAAAGAGTCAATATGAAAGAAGATATTGAAGATCTTGCTGAAGATTTTGAAAATCAACTTAAGTCATTAGTTGAAGAAATTGAAGAAGAAACTGGTGAACAATTATCTGAAGAAGAAATTATTGATATTGCTAATATGCTTATTGATATGATCGCTGAAGATCATGTTGATGGTGACGAAGATCACGACGATGATGAAGACGATGACGACGATGATGATGACGAAGACAATGACGAAGACCAACCAACTGCAACCAATTATCGTCTTGGGACTAATTCCGAGTATTGAATAATTCAGAAAGACTTCCATGAAACTAATCACAGAAACCGTAGAAGATGTAGAATCCATCGTTGAATCCAACGAAGCGGGTGCTAAGACATATAAGATTCGTGGGGTCATGATGGAAAGTGATACCCAAAATAGAAATGGTCGTATCTATGAAAATAGAATATTAATCAAAGAAACTAGACGATATGTTATAGAATATGTAAATAAAAATAGAGCAATGGGTGAATTAAATCATCCATCTGGTCCAACTGTCAATCTTGATCGCGTTTCCCACATGATTGAATCCCTTAAGGAAAATGGAAAACAGATAATCGGGGAAGCAAAGATTATTGATACTCCAATGGGAAATATTGTTAAGAATCTAATTGATGCTGGTGCTAAACTAGGGGTATCTTCTAGAGGCATGGGAAGTTTGGAAAAACGCAATGGTGTAAATTATGTTAAGGAAGACTTTACTCTCGCAGCAATAGATATTGTTGCGGATCCATCAGCACCAAATGCGTTTGTAGATGGCATTCTTGAGGGTAAGGAATGGATCTGGAACAATGGAATTTTAATTGAATCTGATATTGCCCATTACGAAAAACAATTAAAAAGAACATCAAATCGTAAACTAGAAGAAACTGCTATAAACTTATTTTCTGATTTTCTGAGAAGAATATGAATAATAATAAAAAACTATTATCGGAAGAAGCAATATCTGCAATAAGATCTAGAATTCCTACTATGTCAAAGGACATTCATGAAGGAATAGTCAGTGATATTGCGGGTCTTGCCAGAGTTGCAGGAAGTGCAGTCGCAGCAGGTGCTAGAGTTGGAGCAGATGCGCTTGCTAGAGGTACTGGAACTGTAGCAGACGCTGCATTGAGAGGCACTAGAACTGTAGCAGACGCTGCATTAAGAGGTACTGCGGTTGGAGCAGCTGCGGTTGGTAGAGGCACTAGAACTGTAGCAGACGCTGCATTAAGAGGTACTGCGGTTGGAGCAGCTGCGGTTGGTAGAGGCACTAGAACTGTAGCAGACGCTGCATTAAGAGGCACTAGG